CTGACTCCCGTTTTGTTTGTGGTCAAGCTGGGACCGGACTGCTACAAGGACGCAACTCGCTTCCCCAGTGGCCCGTCTTGCAAAGAGGGTGACTTCGTCATCGTGCGACCCAATTCAGGCACCCGCTTGAAGATTCATGGCCGAGAGTTCCGCATCATCAATGATGAGTCGGTTGAGGCTGTTGTTGAAGACCCGCGTGGAATTAGCCGCGCTGCATAAGGAGTAACACATGGCATCGCAAAAGTTTGAGGGCGATACTTTCGAGTTCCCCGACGAAAAGGAAGAGAAATCCAAGTTTAAGGCTGATGAGCCTGAGCTGAAGATTGAGATTGAAGACGACACGCCCCCACAGGACCGTGGTCGTAAAGCTGCTCCGCCTCCGGATGAGCTGACGGACGAAGAGTTGAACTCGTACGACGAAAAAGTTCAGTCGCGTTTCAAGAAATTTACTCGTGGATATCACGACGAGCGCAGGGCCAAAGAGCAGGCTATGCGGGAAAAAGAGGCGGCAGAAGAGTTTGCTCGCAAGGTCTATGAGGACAATAAGCGGCTCCAAGAGCAGCTTTCTTCGGGCAGTAAAGCCTACATTGAGACCTCAAAAGGCGCTGCTCAGACAGAGCTGGAAGCAGCCAAGGACAAATATCGCAAGGCATATGAATCTGCTGACGCTGACGCAATCGTAGAGGCGCAGGAGGCAATTGCCAAAGCAACCGTAAAGCTGGACAAAGCTGAAGGTATGAAACCCATTGAGGTTGAAGAACGCGATAACTTTGTTCCGGCCAAAGCCGAACCCGCTGCACCTCAGATTAGCCCTCGTACCAAACGCTGGATCGAGAAAAACAGCGATTGGTTCGGTCCAGATGAAGAAATGACTCTCGCCGCAATGGGTGTTGACAAGAAGCTGCAACGAGAGTATGGTGCGGATTATGTTGGTACGGAAGAGTATTTCCAGACCGTTGACCGTACTATGCGAAAAAGATTTCCTGAGTATTTTGAAGCTCAGAGCGAAGAGGAAGATGACCAGCCTCAACGAAAGAGGTCAGCCCCGGTTGAGGAGGATGACGAACCTCCACGCCGTGCCCCAAAATCCGCTGCGGTGGTAGCTCCGGCTTCCCGCAGTTCGTCGCCTAACCGTATCAAGCTGAAGCAGTCTCAAGTTGATCTTGCAAGAAAACTCGGGATTACTCCAGAACAATACGCCAAACAGGTTGCTTTGCTTAGTAGAGGTTAATGATGGATCAACAAGCTCAAACGGCCGTCGCGCCGCGTCAAAATCGTTTGTCTCGGGAGATGGAATCTCGGTCGGCTACCATGCGTCCTCAAGCATGGCGTGCCCCGGAAGTCCTGCCTTCACCAGATGACCGCCCCGGATGGAAACATCGTTGGGTACGACTCTCGACGCTGGGTCAAGCTGATCCAAGTAACATTTCTAGTAAGCTGCGTGAGGGGTATGAACCCTGCAAAGCAGAGGACTACCCCGAGATGATGATGTACGCCACTACCGAAGGCCGCTTTAAAGGCGGCGTCGAGATGGGCGGGTTGTTGCTTTGCCGTATTCCTTCTGAGTTTTTGGAGCAGCGTATGAAACACTACGACAACCAAAACAAGGCTCAGGTGGACTCGGTGGACAACAGTTTCCTCCGTGAAAATGATCCGAGGATGCCTCTCTTTTCCGAGAAGCGTTCCAAGGTCACTTTTGGTTCTGGTTCTTAATTTAGGAGTCTTAAATGGCTTATCCCACCGTTGACAAGCCGTATGGCTTGAAGCCGATCAATTTGATCGGTGGTCAGGTGTTCGCCGGACAAACTCGCCAATACCAAATTAACCCTGCCGGGTTTGCTGGTAACATCTTTAATGGAGATGTGGTCAAGATTGTTTCGACGGGCTATGTTGAAAAAGATACTGGTCAAGCGACCGCCACCCCTGTTGGTGTTTTCATGGGTTGTTCCTATGTCAACGCTCAGGGTCAGACGATCTTTGCCCAGTACTACCCCACGGGCTACGCAGCTCCGACGGGTACCGTCATTACCGCTTACGTTGCAGATGATCCGGATCAGCTCTTTAAGGTTGTTCTGGTTTCTGGCGCTACGGAAGATGGCAACGGCCTGACCCCGACCTATCTGGGTCGCACTGTGATTGGTTCCAACGCTGAGCTGGTGCAAAACACCGGCGTTGTCGCAACTGGTAATAGCCGCATCGGTATTTATACCGCTGCTGGTGCTACCACCACGGCTTCGTTGCCCATTCGTATCATCGACGTTGTGCCTGACACCGCAAATGCGTCTGGTAATTTCGTCGAGGTGATCTGCAAGTGGAATGCTCCGTATCAAGATGCGGGCGGCGCTTTGCTTGGCGGTCATCAATACCTCAACCCGACTGGCGTCTGATCTAAGGAGTAAATTAACATGGCTATTTCACGCGCACAACTGCTGAAAGAGCTGCTCCCCGGTCTGAACGCCCTGTTCGGCATGGAGTACGCTCGCTACGGCGAAGAGCACAAGGAAATCTACGAGACCGAGACTTCCGAGCGTTCGTTTGAAGAGGAAACCAAACTGTCTGGCTTCTCCGCCGCTCCGGTGAAGAACGAGGGCAGCGCAATTGCCTACGATAACGCGCAAGAGGCTTGGACCACTCGATATAACCACGAAACCATCGCTCTGGGTTTCTCGATCACCGAAGAGGCGGTTGAGGATAACCTGTACGACAGCTTGTCTGCTCGTTACACCAAAGCTCTGGCTCGTGCTATGTCGTACACCAAGCAAGTCAAGGGCGCGGCTGTGTTGAACAACGGCTTCTCCGCTACCTACCCCGGTGGTGACGGTAAAGCTCTGTTTGCCACGGATCACCCGCTGGTTTCCGGTGGCGTTAACAGCAACACCCCATCTACCCAAGTTGATTTGAACGAGACTTCTCTGGAAGCCGCCGTTATTCAGATCGCCGCTTGGACGGATGAGCGTGGCCTGCTGATCGCCGCTAAGCCCAAGAAGCTGATTGTCCCCCCGGCCCTGATGTTCGTTTCCAAGCGTCTGCTTGATACCGAACTGCGTGTGGCTACTGCTGATAACGACATCAACGCTATCAAGCAGATGGGCGCAATCCCTGAAGGTTACACCGTTAACCACTTCTTGACCGATCCCAACGCTTGGTTCCTGACCACTGACGTTCCTAACGGTTTGAAGCACTTCGTCCGTACCCCGCTGCAAAACAGCATGGACGGTGACTTTGATACCGGCAACGTGCGCTACAAGGCACGTGAGCGTTACAGCTTCGGCTGGTCTGACCCGCTGGGTATGTTTGGTTCGTCGGGTTCGACCTGATGAGTCTGAAAAGGGGGCCTTGTGCCCCCTTTTCTTTTGGTGTATATTGCTTTCATTCCGGGGTCCCCGGCGTTTCTGACAGTCCCGGCTGACGACATGCAGACAGAACGCCCACAGTTAACTCGCATGTGAGGAAATCATGGCACGTACTACGTTCTCCGGCCCGGTCGTATCTCAGAACGGCTTCATCCAAGGCCACCAGCCCACTGCCCTTAACGCAATCAACGTTACTGGCGACGCTACCGCAGCTCAAGTTGCTGACGGATACATCACCTCTACCTCGGCTGCTCCGGTCACGATCACACTGCCCACCGGCACCGCTCTGGGTACCGCTCTTGGCGCTTCTCGCGGCACCGTGCTGGACCTGTTTATTGACAATACCGCTGGCGCTTCGACCGTGACTGTGGCTGTCAATACCAACGCTGTGCTCTCCAGCGCCGCTGTAGATACCGCAGGTTCGTTTGGTGATTTGACCGTCGCCGCTGGCGCTACTGGCTTGGCCCGGTATACCATCATGTTCTCCAGTGCAACTGCCTACGTGTTTACCCGTACGGCTTAATAGGAGCCTGCTATGGGCATGCAAACTGACATTCTTGCGAGTCAGGTATTGATTGCAGATGGTCAGATGACTGACCAAGCTGGCAACAACATTGGCCGCGCACGTGTTAAAGCCATCCGCATCATCCCCACCGCAAGCAGTGCGGGGACTGTGGTACTCAAAGACGGCGGCGCGAGTGGTACAACGAAGCTGACAGTCACGGTGTTCCCGTCTAGCACGGGGCCTGACTATATGCTCATGCCCGGCGAGGGCTTGTTGTTTTCCACAAACATCTACGCTGACATCACGACAGTTGGCTCTGTGATGGTGTTCTATGGCTAAGACCGCAGCGTGGACTCGCAAGGAAGGCAAGAACCCCAAAGGCGGTTTAAACGCCAAGGGGAGGGCTTCCTACAACAAAGCCAATCCCGGCAAGCCGGGGCTGAAGCCGCCAGCACCACACCCAAAGACAGAGAAAGACAAAGGACGCCGTGCTTCCTTTTGCGCAAGAATGTCCGGGATGCCGGGGCCGATGAAGGACGAAAAAGGGAAGCCGACCCGCAAGGCGTTGTCTCTTAAGGCGTGGAATTGCTGAAATGGACATTTCGCTGTGGAACGCCGCACTGTCTTTCGTCTCAGCCCTGATCCTCTTCTGGGTCAAGCTGTCAACGGACGAGGTAAAGCGCATCCAGATTCTTCTGAACCGGACGCGGGAGGAGATGGCAAAAGAGTATGTGACCAAAAACGAGGCGCATACAGACATCAATCGCGTCTTGGACCGGCTGGACCGGCTTGAGAAGAAGATTGATGACTTCATGAAGGAGCAGCGTAGTGCCCTCGGTTAGCAAGAAACAACACAATTTGATGGCAGCGGTTGCAAACAATCCTGCTTTTGCAAAGAAGACGGGAATCCCTCAGTCTGTCGGCGCTGAATTTATGAAAGCCGACAAAGGAAGGCGGTTTGGGTCTGGTAGCCGTGCAGATGCACAGGCCATCAACAAGCCCAAAACCAATCAAGGCAAGCAAGAGTTTTTTTCAAAAGGTGGTGACACTATGGCTTCCAAAATGAACGCAGGCTTTATGGCAATGATGGCCAAGAAAAAAGGCGCACCGGCTAAGAAGATGGCTGGCGGCGGTATCTCCAACGCCAAGATGGGTGCGGTCAAAACTGCCGCCCCCAGCAAAGATGGTATGGCCACCAAGGGCAAGACCAAAGGCACGATGGTCAAGATGTCTGGCTCCAAGCCTCTGGGCATGAAAAGCGGCGGCAGAACCTGCTAATAGGGGGTTGTCATGTCCCGTAAATCAACGAAGAACTATTCCAAGCTGCTTGGCGGCTTGGGCGCGATGTATGCACTTTCAAAACTGCCGGTTGGTGAGGGGGTTAGGCCGGAGGATGTAAACGAAGCAGAT